TTCGACCATTTGCTCTCGTTCTTCCATTGCTTGTTGCCATTCAGAATTTTCCATAGGGTTTGCTCCGTGGTTTGCGAAGCCTAAAGTGTTTCATGGATCGAACACCCTGTCAACCTATTTATCTATGGGTTGCATCAACGTAAGCGTTCGATTATGCTAACGCCATGAACATTCGAGACCTTATTGAATCCGTTGGTGGCGTGCGATCAGCAGCCCGTCTGCTAGGGGTTGCACCGAGCACTGCGCACTACTACTGCAAAACGAATCGTGTACCGCTCAAGCGGCTTTTGATGCTGGCGTCAGTATCCGAGATGCTCTCAAAGGGCAAGTACCAGTACGACCAGATCATCAAGGAGCACGGGTTATGATGATCGACTAAGGGGAAATTAATGGAAGGCATGCTTGGATTCGCACTTACAGCTTGGGTAATCCTGGCTTGGCTTACTCATGTCATTGTCTCGATTCAGGGTGCTAAGTGGTTTTTGCTGATTGCTGGGGCGATCGTATTTCCGGTGGGTTGTGTTCATGGCACGGGTGTTTGGTTTGGGGTGTTTTGATGGACCGATACTTTGAAGTCAGGATGCTGGTTAAGGACGAGTCCTTAAGGATCAAGGACATCGTTAAACAAACCGGCTATGACAAAGGCCATGTAAGCCGTCTGCGCAAAGCCTCAAAACTTGATAAGTTGATTGCAGATGCTGTGGCTGCCGAGCGTGAGGCGTGTGCGAAGGTGTGTGACGCTGTGCAGAAAAAGAACGAAGACGACGGAGCATGGATGTGGGAAGCGAGAAACTGCGCCGCCGCCATACGAGCAAGGGGCAGCCATGACTAAAACCGAGATTGAAATAGCCAAGACTGCTTATGCGATGGTCAAAAGCATCAGCCATCATGTGGACCTGCTTGGCGAGCAACATGACAGCGATTTTGCTGAGCAGGTTTACAACTCGGTAGCGCTCACCATGCTGACCAAGATCTGCTTAGGGATTGCTGAGAATAACGGCCATGAAGCCTTTGAAAGCTATTGGTCAGACGTTGATAGCAAGCTGCGCGAGATGATCCAAACTTTTGCTTGCCAACCAACCAAGCATTAGGTAAAGTCCAAAGGGCATGGCTAGGTTAGCTACCGAAAAGGGGATTCGTCACCCCCCTGCCAACGCCCAACCTCAGTGACGATAAGCCTTTGACGAGGGTTATGATGCGTTTCTATCCGTTCCATGTGGGGGATTATCAAGCCCACACCAGCCACCTCACTGACATCGAGGACCTTGCATACAGGCGCATGCTCGACCTGTATTACTTAAACCAAAAACCCCTGCCCAATGATCCAGCCAGGATTGCCAGGCTCATCCGCATGCCTGGAGCAGTAACGGAAATTGATGGCCTGCTGAAGGAGTTTTTTGTTTTGCAGGATGACGTCTACACCAATAAGCGCTGCGACAAGGAAATTGCTTCGTTTACTAAGCAAAAAGTTGGCGGGGCCAAAGGGGCACGCATTAGGTGGGATAAAGCCAAGCTAGAGGGTGGGGATAGCCTACCTAATGGGGAGGGTAATGGGGAGGGCATAAGGGAGGGCAATGCTACCCCAATAGCAACCAAGAACCAAGAACCAAGAACCAGAGAGAGCCGCGCTACGCGCTTGCCACCAGACTGGGAACCGTCCGATCAGTTGATTGCTTTCATGCGGAAGGAAAGGCCTGATCTGAACCCAAGCCATACCATCATGAAGTTTTGCAATTACTGGCAAGCCAAGTCAGGCAAGGACGCTACCAAGCTGGATTGGGATAAGACCTTCCAAAACTGGGTACTTGCTGAGAAAGAAGGCAAGGCGAAGCCTGCAAGCCAAGATCCCTTCGCAAGCCGAGGTGGCGTATGAAAGGGCACGACTTCGTCATGGACCTGCTGGCCAAAAATGAGGTGCCCCGCGCCGTCTTCATCGAGTTTGATGGCAAGCCTGATGCCTACGCCGCAGCCCCGGTTGTGGTGGTCAGCAAATGGGATTTTGACTACCGCTGGGCCAAAGGCCTGGTGGCTCACGTTACAGGCCTGGACTCCGATGCAGTAGCGCGCACCACCAAGGAACTGCTCCGCTGCGGTGCTGCTCGAGTCTTCGCCCATTACACCGAATCACGCTTTCCCATCCTCTGGGACTCAAAGGTTGACGCATGAATACCATCCCTCAAGACATCGATTTCCAAGCCTGGTATGACTCCATGGAAGCCCAGGTCCGCGTTAGATCCGCGGCTGATTGCATGGACCAGTTGATCGACCAGGTTAAGAACCCGGTCACAACCAAACCCATCACGATGCCCTGGTCCAAGACGCTGGGCCTTTTCGAGTTTCGGCCTGCCGAAGTCACGGTCTTTGCCGGCACCAACGGATCTGGCAAGTCCATGCTGACCGGCATGATTGCCCTGAGCCTGATCGCTCAAGGCCAGCGCGTCGTTATCGCTTCGTTTGAGATGAAGCCCTTGCGCACCCTGCAAAGGATGGTCAGGCAATGGTCCCGTCGCAGAGACCCTGCTGTAGCCGATTACGAGGCCTTCAAGGACTGGGTTGGCGACCGGATGTGGTTTTATGACCAGCAGGGAACGGTAAGCCCTGGGCAGGTTTTAGGGGTCGGCAGTTACGCTGCAGCCAATCTCAATTGCAAGCACTACCTGATCGACTCGCTGATGAAATGCCTGCGTGACGAGGACGACTACAACGGCCAGAAAAACTTTGTGGACCAACTCTGCACCCTGGCTCGAGACTACGACACGCACATCCACCTGGTGCATCACATCCGCAAGCAACAAAATGATGAGAACCCGCCCACCAAGATGGACCTCAAAGGCTCAGGCTCGGTGGCCGACCAGGTTGATAACGTGATCCTGATGCACCGCAACAAAAAGAAGGAGCGTGAGGTTGAAGCAGGAAACGTCGTTGACCAGTCAATCCCTGACGCTTACCTGGCCATCGAGAAGCAGCGCAACGGCGAATACGAAGGCGTCATCAGACTTTGGTTCGACAAAAACTCACAGCAATTTACTGAGCAAGCCTATGGAAACCCCATTAGTTTTTGAGGCCACCTTGCCATGGCCACCTACCGTAAACACTTACTGGCGGCACAGAGTCATTGGCAAGCTCGCCACCGTATACGTTTCGCAGGAGGGCCAGGCCTACCGCAAGGCAGTGAACTTATGTCTTATGGAACATGGGGTGAAAACTTACGAACTCGAGGGGGACCTGCGAGTCGAGATCGAAGTGTTCCCACCGGACAAACGCAAGCGGGACATCGACAATCTGCTCAAGTCCCTGCTGGACAGTCTGACCCACGCTCAGGTGTGGAAGGACGACAACCAGATTTCGGATCTGAGGATCTTCAGGAACAAGCAAATCGCCGGAATCGTAAAGGTGAGGGTGTATGAGCTAGAACCGCCTACAAGCGATTTTTCCAAAGGCATGTAGGTGGACATCAACCAACCATTATTTGTGCCTCTGAGGCGGCATAGCAAGGCTAGAAAGGGCATCCATGAATGACAATGTCAATCACCCAAAACATTACAACTCACATCCATCAGGTGTGGAGTGCATTGAGATTACTGAGCACATGACTTTCTGCTTGGGCAATGCCATGAAATACATCTGGCGCGCAAGCCTCAAGGGCAAGGAGGTCGAAGACTTACGCAAGGCTCGGTGGTACATCGACCGGGAAATTTCACGCATCTTGAATGAGAAAAACCATGAAGCATGATCCGCATGATGCAGTCGATTACATCATCAAGCACGCAAAACAATTTGCCGATGCCAAAGCGCAGCGCGTCTACCTTGAAGAGTTCAGGAAGAGCAAGAAGGCGTTGCTGATGAAGCAATCCATTGAGAGCGCCCTTGGCGCACAAGAACGTGACGCCTATGCTCACGCTGAGTATGTTGAACTGCTTAAAGGCCTCAAGGAGGCTGTAGCAATCGAGGAGAAATTGAGATGGGATCTGATCGCAGCACAAGCCAGAGTGGACATCTGGAGAACGGAACAAGCCAACCTGCGCAACGAAGGCAAGGCCACGATCTGATGAGCAACGATGGCCGCCACAAACAAATGCTGGCAGACCTGGCTGACTTTCTTGGCGCCGTAGCGTTTGAGGACGACAAGGGCTGGACCGAGGAAGTTTATTCCGAGGGCTGGAGCGCTGGCTTCAGATCAGGTCTGGCATATGCCGCAAAGATTGCGCAATCACAAGGCAGAGGTTGGGGGATAGAACATGCCGAGCAAATACGAAAAGCTTTGTAATCTCAAGCAGGGCACCTGGTTCATCTTGATCCGATCGGGCGAGGTGCTGCAAAAGCTTGGTCCCATGAAAGATGACTACCGCTACATCAGTTGCCGGGCTGTCACGGGTGATACCAAGGTGCTTAATTGCTTAGTTGGCGTGGAGACGATCGATGAACCAGGAAGAGAAAAAGCACCTGAGTAAGGTGGCTGCCATTGGCTGCGTGCTGTGTCACTTGCAGGGCACACCTGGTACGCCTGCAGAGTAGCAATTTTGTACACCATTCGCTACAATGGTGTAAAGGAGGTGGTCATGGAAGAGTTATGGAAAGAGTGTTTTGGCTGGGAAAATTTTTATGAAGTTTCAGCCTTCGGCAACATAAGATCAAAAAGACGGCCTGTTCCAACTCGGTTTGGCATTTCAACACGAGGAGGCATAGTCTTAAAAAAAATTGTGGCAAAAAATGGTTATGAATGCGTTAACTTGACGGGTGGAGGATGCAGGAAACAAGAGCTTGTTCATCGGCTCGTCTTGCTCACTTTTGTAGGTGAGCCTGAGCAAAATCAAGAGGCTTGTCACAATGACGGCATCAGAATTAATAACTATTTAACTAATCTTCGATGGGACACGATTAAAAACAACCATGCTGATAAGAAAAAACATGGGACATGGCAAGCTGGAGAGAAAAATCCATTTGCAAAATTAACAAATGAAGAAGCTGGAAAAATTAGGCAAAGCAATGATTCATTAAACAAATTGGCTGAAAAATTTGGAGTGTCAAAAAACTGTATTAGCCGTATAAAATGTCAAAAAACTTATATCTATTATGAATAAAGAAGAAAAAAAACATTTGAGCAAAGTTGCCGCAATTGGTTGTGTTTTATGCCATCTTCAGGGCAATCCTGGCACTCCGAGTGAAATCCATCACCCCAGGAAGGGCACCGGCATGGGCCAGCGCGCATCTCACTATGACGCAATACCGCTATGCCCTGAGCACCACCGTGGTAAGACGGGCATCCATGGCATGGGCATCAAAGGGTTTACCAAGCATTACCAGGTGGATGAGGCTGAACTGCTGCAT